AACCAATCTTTTTGATGCTCTGAAACTCCACCATTTCCATTTCTTCTTCGACTATCCCATATTTTATCATTCCACACCAGTTTCCGCCCCTTAAGCGCCTTACCAATCTTTTCTTTATGTTCTTTTGTCAGCGTTTTTAATTTGCCACTACAACTTTTACAATTCAGTTTTTTATTCTCTGAATTATTTCTAGCATATTTACTTTTATATGTAATTGTAACATTACACTTAGGACATTTCCTATTAAATAAATTCGGTATTTCTTTATTCCATCTCATATTAATAAGTATCATTTGATTGTATTTTTCACTAAGTAAAAGATAAAATAACTAAATTTTCTTTTCATCAACAATTAAGTCCATTTTTTTCAAAAGTTTATATTCTTCACTTTCAGTATCCATAACCTTTTCATTATAGATTTCATATGGTGCATTAACTCTCCATCCCCATTTCTGAATATGATGTTCTGTTATACCATCGACTGTATTCACTCTTGGTACATATATTAAATCAACTCCATCATTCATTTCTATTATTTGTTTAAGTTGTTGTAATAATGCTTCGTGTGGCTGCTCATCCGCATCGATATGAAATATATAATCTCCCGTAGAGTTTTCTATAACCGAATTCTTTTGAGCCGAAAAATCACCATCAAGTTTTCTCTGATACACTTTGATAGTTTTCATATCTTCGTGTCCATATTGTTGAACCCATGATTGAATTACAAATTGAGTTTCTTCATCTGAATAATCATCACATATAACTATCTCATCTTCAGGATCAGTTTTGTGTATTAATATTTCTAATAACTTATTGAGTTCATCGGCCTCATTATGTACAGTTATTCCATAACTTATTTTCATAATTCAAATAACTTCTCGTATTGTTTCATTATCTCTTCACTAAATTTATCTACAGTATCTTTTGGTATTCTCAAATAATCCATTTCTAAATAAACTCTTCTCTTTCTACATTCTCGTCTACTATATGTTCTAAAAAATTTATACCAAGGTCTTAATCTACCAGTCAATTTAATTGTTCCAGCCTTACTCAACCTATCTGGTAAATCTCCAGCAACTGCACCCTCTTCAAACTCTAATCCACCAACTCTTTTGAATAACATCTCTAACTTAGTCTCAGTAATTGGTCTTGTAATTTGTGTATCTAATTGAATACCAACTACAAATCTTTTAATTCTTTTTGTAGTTTTCTTTCTATATCTCATATCAGGATTAATTATCAATACAGTTCTCTTGTATGATTTATTTGACCCCTCACTTTTATATCCAAAAGTTACAATCTGTCCTGGTTCAACTGCATGCCAAGCTGTATTTCTAAGAGCCATTACTTATATCCTTTACTATTCCCATTTTTTGACAACACTCTAAGAATTCATATTGTCCAAATGTTTTTGAATTATCTACATCTAACATCTTATCATGTCCTTTATACTTTTCATCCTTTTGTTCTTCTTTCGTTAACTTACGAACTTGAGCTAATTTATAGTTCCAATTAGTTTGAGTTCCCTCTGGATATATCATACCCAACTCTCCCATATTAACTATAGATGGAAACCACATTATCTCTCTATCTTCATCATAAAAACAAACATCATTCATTAATTGTGTTGCTCCTAATTGTGCCGTTTTCAATTCATTACTTTCATATTTAAATGTAGTATTAGAATTATATCCACACCTAAAACACATAAAAGAACTAAATTCTTTTTGCATCTCTTCGAAACAATGGTCTGTATCAAAACATACTGGACAATCTATTACCTTTTCCATATTACTTTGTTACCTTCTTTAAAGCTGGTAATTTCAATTTACCCTTTACTGGTTCCCCTTTTACTGGAGTACCTTCAATCTTTTGTAATTTGGGTAATTTTAATTCAACTTGTTTTGGAACTGATTCTATCAATGGTGTTATTATTTTATCTAACTTTTCCTTCATCTTCTCATAACTAAATAGTGATTTAGTATAAACTTGTAGTTGTTTAGACTTAACTAAATATTTAATATAGTTTTTCACAACATCTTTCATTATCTGTGAAGCATGTTGGTAATTAACTTGAAACCATTGTGAACCTTCAAAATATATTTCTTTAGGAAATGAGTTTTTAGGTACTTTAGCTAAACTACCACTCAATAGTACTGAATAATTTGGATTCAAGAAATCTTGTTGTCCACTCCAACCTGGAGCAATAACAGGTTTTCCACTTTGAGCTGCCTCTAATAATGGTCTACCAAATCCCTCTCCGTGTGTGAAAGAAATATGAGCCTTAACCTTTGGATGATTATACATTTCATTCATTTCCTCATCTGTTAAATCTCCGTGTATTAAATATACTGGAGGTAATATTCCTTTAATATCTTTTTTAATAGTTTTTATTTTTGTTAAAATTTCTTCTCTATCTATAATTGAAAATGTAGCACCACTTGTTTTCAAAATAAGTCCTGGTGGTTTCTTTTGATTCTTGAATGTCTCACAAAAAACTTTAACCATCATACCTAAATCTTTTCTATCTTCTCCAAGATTTCCACTCAACCAATGTCCTGTTGATAAAAAATTCCAATCATTATCAATGGAATCAAATGTTTCTTTAACCACCTCATTTATTTCATTCGTTGGTCTATAAACATTAGTATCAACTCCTTCAAATAAAGTTTCCATTGGTTTAGTTACTTTAAGAAGTGAGCCTTTATTTCCTTGTTTATCTTGAGATTCAAATTCTGCTTGATCAAATCCTTGTTTAGAAAATTCTGAAGTAAGGATATTTAAATCCATTCTATTCATACCTTCAATCCACTTTGGGGGCGGTATAGTTGTTTCAATACCCGCAGTCATACCAATATTCTTTTTACCTAATGGTTGAAATTCATTTGGTACTACAATATGAATATGTAATTCTGGTTGTTTTGGTAAACTTGGTTCAGTTAACATACACTCTTTTATTTTATCATGTATTGGATTACCATCTTCTAATGCATTCATTGGTGTATTCCCCCAACGAACTGGATTTACCTTAACTTCGTATTTATCTAAATCAAGTAAAGCACTGACAATATCTCGGGAGTGATTTCCGTATCCACTACGAGTTTTTACTGGTGCTGTAACTAAAACTAATGGTTTACTCATTTATTCCTTCTCCGTTTCTGAATCATCTCTTTGGTTATCTCATGATATGGAACTTCATAAATACCTTCCATCATTCTTTTATGTTTATCTCTATTGAGCATCGCAAGATATGAGTTTGTAGGTTTCTTCCTACGATTACTTAATTTACTTCGTAAAAGTTTTTTAAATTTTTTCTTAGTATTACTTTTCGTTATTCGCACTTGTTACTCCCAAATTCTAGCTAATCTACGAATGAAACCAAGTGTGGCTCCGAATCCAAATGCTATTGCGGCTACTTGGAAATTTTCCATATATAGTGCCATAGCAGATAACATATATGTAGCAAATCTTGCTACACCATATAGTGAAAAATTACCACTTGCTTCTACAAATTGTTGTCTTGTCATTATTTACCTCTTTTTTTAGGGAATGCTGGTGATAAAAGTTTTTTAAATCCTCTTGAAACTCTTGTCCAAAATTGATCTTCTTTACCTCTAAAATTACCGATAATATTACCATCTTTGGTTCTTTTTACAGTAGTTGTTAGTGATTTTCTTGTTTTTGTTTTTGTTGTTTTTTTCGGCATTTTATTTCTCCTATACCTTGTATGTATTTACTCTTTTTCTTGGTGTCCAGTTTTTCCATGCTGTTTCCATGTGGTCTATGAAATTCTTACTCATCCAACGAACACTCTGCATTGAATCATCACTCTTTACAAAATAATGTCCTTTAGTACCACATCTTTTTCTTGGGTCTTTACCCATTTCATACCATTCTTTTATAGCATTTCCTGCATCTACCCAATCACATCTATCATCAAAGATATATGGTGTTGGTACTGAACCCATTAGTGAACGAGTCTTTGGCCATACTGGCTTCACCCATTCTCCCCAAGTTAATTCTTCATTGTGTTCCCACTTTCTCCAATCGTGTAGTGATTTAATTTCTTTATAATCTTCAGCAGTTAGAAACTTATCCTTTACTTTAAATCCACATTGGTCTTGCATCCCTCCTGTAACATTTACTACAATTGGTGTTCCACACATTAATGATTCACAAGTACCTAATCCAAATCCTTCATTGGATGCAAGATTCATTGTTACATCTGATATATTATATAAAAAATTCATTTGTTTATTATCAAGTTTTTGGTGCGAAAATACCACTTGACATTCTGGAGCTAAAGCCTCAACAAGTGCTGGAATATCTGTTCCATTATCATCAACTGGTTGAGTATGCATTACATAAGCAACTCTACTTTGTTTCTCTTTTGGTAAAGTATTTACAAATTCTTTAAATGCCAAAATAGAATCACCAACCATCTTTCTTCGTATATTCCTATTCACATATAATAAAATAAAATCAATTGGTCTATTACCTACTAATTCCTGTTTAAACTTTTTCATTTCTAACAATTCTTTGTTATCTGTAATGGGATAAAAAATTTCTTCATTAGCCCCATGTGGTGAATAAGTGGAATCCCAATCTGTTCGTGGTTTTCTTGTACAAACATCATTTACAATAGCAACAGTTTGTTTTGAAATATTCATAATCAAATCAGAACTCTCATAATAATTTTGATTATATTTTGGAGCTGGCCAATCATCCCAAATGTTATAATAAAAAATAGGAATATTTTGTCTAATTTCGTGTTCCATTTGATATAACCATTGCCAAAATCTTGGGTCTGTATAGTGTAGGATTGCATCAGGTTTTTCTGTTTTGATTAAATGTCGAATCATATCAGGATTACCATATCCACTTGTTGGGAATATTTTTAATGATGCATCATAAATTCCTGTTTCTTCTCTAATTGATTCATTCAAATCAAATACTTTACCTTCTTCAGGATGTTTGATTGCTCCACCAACTTGTACCCAATCGTATTTATCAATTGTTGAGAGGACAAATTCTCTTGACATCGTACCAACCCCACTTGACATACGAAGATCATCTGATAGTAATAAAATCTTTTTCTTTTTTCTTGATTTTTTTATAGATTTTAATTTTGGTAATTTTAGTTCTGACATTTATAACCTTTATTGTTTTTATTTAAAATTTACTTCCGCTTTGATGAAGATTATCGTGTTCGAGAATTTTCTTTCTCAACTCCTCATCATAAACAAATAAATCAAGAGTCCTATTCACTAATTTTTGTAATGAAAATTCACTCTCAATTGTTTCGTTTTTAAATTTCTTGTATAACTCCGATATAACTTTAACCGAAGTTAGTTTTATTTCACTCATATTTTAACTCCATCTTGTATATATGTATATATAATAATAAATATAACCTTAATCAATAATAATGTACTTTTTTAATAACTTTTTTGCGTGTCCAATTGTATCCATTGTTCCTTTAGAGACAACACCATTGGGTATAAATGCTACAACTTTATCACTATATTCTGCTATTTCTTTATTTCTTTTAAAGTAATTCCATACTGCATATGGTTTACCATAATTGAAACTCTCTTTAACACAATGTATATTGTGTGTATAATGTTGTGGTGGAAATTCTACATATTTCATATCAAACTCTAATGCATATTTCTTAGCCAATCCATCAGCTCCATCCTTTTGGCCACCACTAACTATCTCTAATTCATCTCCAAACTTTTCTTTAAGTTTAAAAATAAAATCTTTTATCTTTTTTGTATTTGTATAACCTCGACTACCGACTATTGCTATCTTAATAATCATTCCTCTTTTGTTTCCGTTTTGGCGGTTTTTCTGATACTGTGAAATCCCATGTTGATTTAAAACTATCTAATCCTTCGAGTACACCATCCGCCCCATTTGTATATCTGTAAGCAAATCTTGTATACTGTGCCGTGTTGGCAATCGCTATTTGTTTTGGTATAACATCATACCAAATAAAATCTCTAAACAAATCAAAATATTGTGGACGAACTATAGTTTTAAAATTATTATGTGGTATTCTATCCCACTTCTTAACAAACCCAGCCACATCAACTTTATCTCTCGTTTGGTCGAACCAAAAATATAATTTCATATTATTAACTTCATTACCATATTCGGTTATTTTTTCTATAACCTCATCTTCTTTATCTGTACCTATAAAATCTGTTAAATACACTCTTAATGTTGGATTAATCATATCCGTTTCCTATCACATATATCTGGTTTAGTTTTAAACTCACACCACTTACAATTCTTTGTTGATGGTTCTTTACGATATTCTTTTATATAGTGATTTCCATCATCATCAAAACAATCACTAATAAACTCATCTAATCTTCCTATAACCCTATTGATACTTGGTTTACCATTTGCTGGTGTAAAAACCTGTATTCTCTTTTGTGGGAAATCCATATTTTCATATAATTTTCTCTTCAGTATTAAATATTCAATATCTATTTTATCCATCGGAATATCATTCTGTTTAGAAAAGAATTGTTTATATAATAATAACTGATTGGTTTTATTCTTATCCATCTTCTGATACTTATTCCAACCCATTGTGGCAGTTTTAATATCAATAATCTTTATACGGCCTGTTACCTTATTGTGTATAACCACATCCATATACCCATTAAAATTCATATTGTTGGGTAAATCATACTCTACACTCATTTCAACCCCAACTAACTCGGTATTCTTCTTTGGAAAATAACCACTCTTTCGTTTCTTAAATTCATTTATCATATAAACACCATCTTGATAAAACTCTTTCATTTCTTGTAGTGTTATTGATAACTCATCTTTTGAATCTGATTTAGCGGTTTTGTAATTTTCTTCCATGCGATATTTTAAAATATCTTCTAATGGTAATGCATCTGCTTCTTTAATTGTTCGGCCATAATAACAAACTAAATAGGCTTGAATCACTTCATGTACCGAAGTACCGAAGATAGTATAGATATTATCAGTAAATGTACCAAGTTTATCTATATAATTGGATTTCCACATATGAGGGCATTTATCCCATTGTGAAAATTGACTATAACTAACTCTACCCATCTACTACGGCTCTACCTTTCATATCTTCCCAATCTCTATTCTTTCTTACTTTATCATTTGTGTCTATAACTGCCTCTAATACTTCTGGTTTAATTACCTCATTAAAGTAATACATTACGGCCGCGTCAATATCCATTAACCCAATTGAAATTGGTTTTACTTTATCATCTCTACGAGTTGTATCGTATCCTCTGTTAAAATTTTTTCTCGTTGATAATATTTTTTCTTTTCTTGGTAAAGTCTTACTTCGTTCCATTAAATACTTCTCACTTCTTCAATGTTAAGATTACTTCGTCTTAACAAGTTAGCACTACATATGACTGAATGAATGTGTTGAAACTAATCTCACCCAATGTATTTGTTGAGTTAATTGTGTCCTTTTCAGTATCTCCACCCATTAACATATAGAAAGTCATACTTCAATTCCCAACCTGTTTAAATCTTCTTTTAATAAAATGTCTAATTTTATATTTGGATTACACTTTCGTATCGCTTTAAACTTATCTTTACTGATTGAATAATGGTAGTCATTTTTCACATCAACATATCTATCTTCTGTAATTAAATAAAAGTCTGGTAAATAACTATGTTTGTTTCCGTTCATTGTATATGGAATTGTTCCCCTATGAGCTTTAAATGGAATATTATTCTTGTCTAAATACTCTACATATTTTAGTTCCCAAGTTCCTTGACATTTTACAATTCTACCAGATTTAGTTTCATAATCCCACCATTTAGATTGTCCGACATTTACACCGTCCATTTTACCTTCTCTCCAAGCTCTCCTTGTTCCTTCTGAATATTTCTTACGAAGTTCTTCACCACCACCATTTTTAAATATTTCTGTTCGTGTCTTACTCATTTTCAATCTTGCTTCAAGTTGTTTCATACCATTTTTCATACCGACATTAATTTTACCTTTTGTCTTTTTACTCAGTTTCCTAAATTGGTCACTCCACATCTTATCTGCTGTTTCTTGTCCATACTTTTCAATCCAAACATCTTTTACTGAACGGCCATACATTGGATTACTCTTACCAACCAAAGAAGGTCTATTTTTTCTTGCTGAACAAGGTCTGCATAATTTATCATACTTAACACCATCTAAATATGTGTATTTATCCAAGTGTTTTACCACTTCTTTACATTTAGGACAAGTTCTATTATATGTTTTTCTTTTCATTTGGTTTCCAAGTTAAATGTTTTCCTATATTAATAAGTATCTGAAACTAAAATTATTCATCATCAGGATTAACAACAGCTCTACCTACTAATTGTTCCCAATCTCTTTCTGGTCTTACTTCTAAATTAGTTTTCCACATAACCGAGTCCTACAATACCTATATTTACTTCCCCCACTTGTCTCTTCCCACTATAGTTGCCATAATACCATAGTTACTAACATCGAGATAGGCATCTTCAACAGGTTCGTCTTTTACAGCTGACTTTCTGTTATTCAACAGTAATGTTTTAACTCGTTGTATTTTGTCATTCATCCTGAAAAAAAGACCGATTAGGGATAATCTTACTTCTTCAGGTGTTTGTAATTGTGTACCAACACTAATATTGCCAGGGCCGTAATCGTGTTGCTTATGTAAGAACAATTCATATTGTTCTCTTTGAATCTTCTTGAACTCTTGGGTCATTTCAGGCCATTCGAGTTCCATTTGTTCTACTATTGACAGACTATCATCATCCTTAGTATACTTTCTAACTGTCTTAGAATCTGTTATCACTTTCATCTATTTTACTCCTATTTTACATACTTGAATATACAACACAAAACCTATATAAGTCAAGCTATTTTATCAATTATTCCATACTCTAAACACATTTGTGCGGTTAGATATGTATCATTTCTTTGAATCTTTTTCCAAAAGGATGCATCTTTATTTGATACTTCTCCTAAAATTGAATTTATATTTTTCTGTAAATCTTTTAGATGGTCAACACCTTTCATCACATCTGTAGTTTTACCTGCCTCAAATGCTGAACCCTCGTGTACCATAACGGTTGAGTTCGTACTCATTGACCTTACTCCTGTACCACAAGCTAACAATACCGAAGCGGCACTCATACAAGTTCCAATACAATGTGTGTTTACTTTAACTGGTAAACTTCTTATGAAATCAACCAACCCCAACATTGCATAAACATCACCACCATATGAAGTTATATTCATATTGATAGATTTTTCTGGATTACATCTTAATAAATAATCTAACTTGATTTGTACTGAATATACACTATCAATTTCAAACTCGTGGTTCATCCAAGTAGTATTGGTATCTGAATTAACACCCCACTCTATTTCTTTCATATAAAATGATTGTTCTTTTTTATAGTCCATAATATCTATTTGTTTTTCCATTACTTGCTCCATATTTTTTTCAATTCCTTATCAGTTACACCATATTTCATTATGATGGATGTAACTTGTTCTTTGGTTAATATCTCTAAGTACTGTTCTACTTCTCTTGTACTACATTGAAAGTAATCCACTAAGTGTTCCATTGCCCACTTCTCAACTTTAGATTTCTTCTTTGATTTCGTGTACTTCAAGAAAGTTCTACCTCTTGGTAATACATCTATATAAAACTGATAAAGATTCTTTGGTTTTATTTCCCAATATTTTTGAATCTCATTTACAACTTGTATCCATTCTGATTTCATACTAAGAAATCTATGAACCATATAGTTGCTGAAAGTTTTCTTATCACCCTCTTCAAGTGAATCCCAATACAAAGTGTTTTGTACATTTGTTATTTGTTTTATGTGGTCGAATAATGATTTAGACATAATAACCTTTTGATATATATAAATAGTTTAAAATAAATTGAAACTGTGTGTTTATTTCCAAGTATCACCATTCATCCATGTAATTAGTGAATATCGTATTCCATTTGTAATTGGTGTTATTCTATGTGATAGAAATGCAGGAAATATAATTATACTACCTCGTGTTCTTGTAGCGGTATAATTACTTTCTCCAGTTTCATTAGTAATTCCAAATTCTAAATCTCCACCATCATAACTATTTCCATCACTCAACTGAACAATAGCAGTTAATTTTCGTGTAGAAATTTCTTTTGCTCCACTATCAGTATGCCATTTGTATCTACCACCTTGTGTATATTTTAATAACTTAACTTCTTCCATTTCTTTAATATCATAATTGTATGTGGAAACATTTGCCAATTCAAAAACCATTTTTAATTTATTAGTTAATTTTTCATCATCAAGTACAAGTTCTCTTGTATTACGAACTTCTTTATTAAGTAAATTTTTATCATAAGTTCCAGCAAGTTCTGAATCTTTTGATTCTTTACTTTCAAAATATTCAATTAACTCTATACATTGACTTTCTGATAGAAAATTATCTCTATGAATAACAAACTGAAATTTATCATTAGTAATCATTAATATCTTCCAGTCGTTGCAGTTCTTGCTATATTTATTTTATATTTATCTACATTAAGTGAATCCATATATAAATCGTTAACAACTTTATTATCAGAATAATCCCTATCAAAATTACCACTTATTTCAAATGTTTCATCCAATTCTAATTCATTCACATTTTTAATATTTAAATACTTTCTATCTTCTTCATCTACATTAATTTTAAAATCTACTTTCAAATTAAAATCTGAATTTGGTTTGGTTTCAAAATTAATATTAATAATAAACGAAGTGTCCTTTAAATTAAATACTTTAAAATTATCTGTCATACCAAATTCTAAATTAACATTCTTTTGTAAACTATATATCAACCATACAAATCCTTTAACTTCATCAATTAATGAATTTATTAAAATTTCTTTAAAAGAAGATTCTCCTGATGATGGTGTTAAAAAAGAGTTTTTAAAAATACTATCATCTGAAACATTACTGTTACTTCCATCACTTTGAAAATTATAAAATGATGTATCCATTGCCCATGATTGAGCCTTTGGCATAGTTTCATCTTGAGCCTCACCAATTGGTTTTGACATATCTTCATCTTTAACCAATCCTCTTTGATTTATTTTAAAAATATTCAAGAATAAATCTGTTAAATGTGCTCTTAAATGTCTACTAAAAATGTTATTTCTATAATCATTACTTATCCAATTTTTAAGTAAATTTTCATCCTTTGAGATATCAAAAACATCTCTTTCTGTATCAAGTGGTGTATCCACTAAGGCATCTGTACCTTTCATTAAATTAATTCTACCAGATTTTTCAACATCACATTTAAAATTATGTTTAGTATCAAACAAAAACTTTAAACTACTTATAAAATCAACAGTAGTTTCTCTTGGATATCCAGGTATCCATCCCGCATCAAATGCAATTTTATCATCTTTTGTAACTGCATCTAAATACATTTTAATAACATCAGGAGTTTGGTTCTTTTCCATTAGTGCTAAAGTTTTTGGAACTCCATTCTCTACTCCAATATTCATATAAACCAATCCAGATTTTCTTGATTCATCTAAAAACTTCTCATTCATTTTTTTATGAGTTCTAAAATAACCACCGTATCTTATTTTTGGTAATTCTCCCTTGTCAATTAAGTCATTCAATACATCAACAAATTTTTTATAATTACTTATTGAACCATTTATCAATGAATCTGTAAACCAAAAATTTTCAACTCCATATTCTTTATTTAATTTTGTTATATCTTCAATTAACTTTTCAGGACTTCTGTATCTATACAATCGAGTCTCACTACAAAAAGTACATTTAAAAGTACATCCTCTCGAACCTTGAATTGGTACTGTCAACTTTGGGCCAAAATCTGATGTTTTATCTTCTTTTCTAATTTCAGTATAACCTTTTAAAACTTCTTCACTCCAAGTTGGTGTACTTAAAGTATTCAAATTCATTATCTGTAAATTGCCAGTATAAACTGGGGTTCTACCACTACGACCTGGTAGTAATGCCGTTGCAAATGATGGTCTTAACTTATCCCACTTCCAAATTCCACTTGTATTTTCATAACTTCCAGTTTCTATTAAATCAGTTGCTAAATCTACAATGGTTTTCTCTCCTTCATTTGTACCACAACCTATGTCAATAAATTCTCTATACTTTCCTTTTCCTGGAATATCTCCATATCCTTCCTGTGTTTGGAATTTTTTAGAACTTTCAACTAACCCACCATTTTCACCATACCAACAAAATGGACCACCATACCATATATGTATATTGGGATTAATTTGTCTTAAATAACGAGCAAGATAATCTGTTGTCATGATGTTTGATGAATATGTAGTAAAACTAACTACATCATATTCCGATAATTCTTTTATTATATCAAACCAAAATTCTTGAAACAATGGAACAATTTCTTCCCAAAAAACTTGTTTTGTACTCCAGGGATTATCTTGTGTCCATTTTTTGAAATACTCTTTATGATTATTTTTTAAATACAATGAACTCATCATATTAATATCATATTGAGTTGAATTAAAACCTGCCTCCGTTAAGGCTGTATTTAAACTACCTAATGCAAATGAAGGTGTTGCTATAGACCATTGTGGACAAATACATAATGCTATTTTTAAATCTTCTTTTTTCATCACACAAAAGTATCTCCTACAGCCCAAGTAACTAAAGAATATCTATGTCCATTTGTAATTGGTTTTACTTCATGTCCATAAAATGATGGAAATATTAAAGCCCTGCCCTTTCTTGATTCAATGTGTGTACCATCGAAAAACTTAAATTCACCACCTTGATAATCCACTCCCTCATTACTTAAAAATATAATTATAGTTAACTTAACTACAGTAAAAGGATCAATGGGATGGAAATCTGAATGTGGTGTATACCAGTCCTCTCCATCATATCTATGCCCCATAAGTTTATTTTTATATATACCTGAAATATTATATTTGAAAGATGTCGTGTTGGCTATTTCAATCAAACTCCAAATTTTATCTAAATATTTTTGTTCTTCAATATCAGCAATGTTTAACTTACAAATCTCATCGTCCATCATTGGTTGTTCTTCAACAATAGAATACGAACCTACTTTTGGTTTTGCATTATTATCAATATATTTTCGTACTTCATTACATTCATCTTCAGTAAAGAAATTATCTCTTGTTAACCACCATCTAAATGATGGATTTTTTTTAAGAGTATCTATATCTATTGGTTTATACAAAAGTATTTCCTATTATAAATTCTTGTAATGAATATCTAACACCACTTGTAACTGGTGTAACTCTGTGAAATAACAATGGACAAAATATTAATAATGTTCCTTTTTCTTTTGGCATTTCATAAAATTCTAAAGTCTTTGGGTCTTGTATTGCTAATTGTGTAGAACCACCTTCATATTCGCTTGGAGCTGATAATTGAAGTATTGTAACTAATTTTCTTCTTGAACTCTTACCATTATTAAAATCTGAATGCCATGTGTAAAAATTATCTGATTTATATTCAATCAATTTTATATTATTTTCTGGTTCTTGTATATGAAGATTCCAAGATAAATGATTACACATCTTAGCCGCAATAAATAATTTCTGTTGTAATGAACTATAATCCCCTACAACATAATCTCTCATATCTTTGTGTAAATACCATTCTGTAACATCTCTAAAATCTGTATTGTGATCATCACCAAAGTGGTCATCTAAACAACCTTGTTCACTTTTTTCGGTATTCTTTATTCTTTCAACCAACTCATCACACTCATCATTTGTGAGAAAATCTGGTTTACTCATATACCACTGCCAATTATTATTCTGATTCATCTATCCATCCTTTTAAATAATCTGCAAAAATTCTATGTCCTTTTTCATTTGGATGTCCATTTTCACAAAAAACCTCATCTAAACTATTTTTATCTTGTGTTATAACCTCATAAAAAGCTTTGTCTGTAAAATTATTAATATTTAAATCTTTTTGTGTTTTACCAAATGAAAAAAATAATATGTGTTCTACTCCAAGTGATTGTAAAAATGCCTGAAATAAAATTATATCATACATTTCCCAATCATATTTAGAACGACTTTCAGCAGTAAATCCTACAATAAATATCGTTTCATTAAGAAGTTTTTGATTCTTATAAATCCACTTCATAGTATTAACTATGATTGTCTCATTACTACAACCACATATTGCCAAATTTATTTCTTTTAAATTTAATTCATCTGATAATAAATGACTAAATCTCGATTTCTTTTTAAATTTAAGTTCATCTCCCTCAACCCAACTACAACCATTCACATATAGAATTTTTTTATTTAAAACCATTACTTTATATTAAAGTTATTTATTATGCACTAAGTAACCCTCAGCATAATAATTATGTGTTCCATCTACTTCAAAATTATATACAGTAACCTGTTCATCACTCAACTCAATAGTTTCAATAGTATGTTCCAATCCATCTACATGAAGTATTTTATCACCAATTGATAAATCACCAGCCTCTACCCACTTACCATCAATATAAAATGGATGAACAGAAGTAGTTTTAATATTTCCATTTAAAATCATATAATATCTATCAGTATGTACATATGTTTTTGTTACTTTAGAATCAACAACTGAACTTGTTCCTACATCAAATGATTTAACAATATCACCTATCTCTACCTCTTCAATAGATTTTACTCCTTCATGCATTTGAATTTGAGTTCCACCAACGAAACATGGTGGTAAATTATGAACAAGAATGTCTGAACCAAAGTATGTATCAATCTCTTCAACATCTAAGGAATAAAAAGTAGTTTTTTCATTTACTAACGATATACTATCTATATTAATTTCCTCTTCAGAACTACTTAAAATTTTCATTCCAGTCTCAACATATTCAGGCATTTTAAAACTATACTCTGAACCTGATTTTATAAAAAGTGATGCCCCAGTTCCTATTTTATATGAACTATTAATAAGATAATATTTATCTAATTCATCACTACTAAATCCAGTTACAACTGAACTTGTAAGTTCAGCATTTTCTATAGATGAAGTTGTCCAACTCCACATATTACTTAATTGAAATGGGCCTGCTGTATCTTCTGGTTGTCCAGGAATATTATAAGATTGTACAATATCTCCAATTTGAATATCTTCAATATCTTTACTACTACCATCATGCATTCTAATTGGTGTTCCCGTTATAAAAGTATCAGGGTTATGTGCATAACTTATTTTATACTGATTACTACCACTAACAACTGGTGTTTTTCTACATGAGTATCCTCTTAAATCAGATGAATCTGAAGTTAAGTAAACACTTGAAGCAGTTGTGTGTAAAACCAACCCTCGAATAACATCTGTTTGTAATGAACCTACAAGTGTATCTGGAACAATATATTCTTCCACTACATATCCTAAATCAACATAATCTGAAAGTGAACCCGTAGTAGCATCATTCAAATCAAAAAAGTAATTACCCCTTTTTAAATCTGCATTGGGTATTTTCACCACAACATCTGGAACACCTGCTCCATTACTAAAATCTGCTGGTAAATCTGTATATTTTCTTGGTTGATAACTATACAATCCAGAAGAGCTTACATAATTATTAAAATAATATTTATTTCCAGAATAAGTACAGATTGAATTATTAGTATCAAATGCAATTTTCATCACAAAAACATTTGAATCAGATGAAGAAATTTCTGGGATAACAACTGGATATGGGTCTACTAATATTTTCTCATATTCTATATCAGCAGAAGATACACTTGAACTCAAATGTGTTAAAAATCCATCTTGTGGTTTTGCTCCAACTTCAGTATTATCACAAACAACACAAAGTTTATTATAACCACCACTACCTAAAAAAGTATTTAATGCATCAAAATCTACCCAATTAGTATCTATATTTCTCATTCGTAAATGAGTATTTATTTCTGCTAAATATATATCACCATCGTGTGCCATCCAATCATACATACCCAAAATACCCTCATTGTTTTGCTCACCAATCCAATGTTCACTTTGAGTAAAAAGATTAGCAACTTCTAAACTTTTGTCTCGTAAAGAACCACTATATATTGTTGAATCATAATTTGCCATAATTTATATCCTTAATTTGGAAGTTTGTATACACTTATAAATATCATATTCCTTTTATTTCTGTAAAAATATTTTCTTTCATAACTGATAATGCTGGTGTATTCCAATCTTCTAATTTAATTGATGCGTAATTATACCCTTGTTTAACGATTTCATTACATCTCAACCATACTAAATCACTTCCCAATCCTTTGTTTCTATATTCTGGCATTATATAACGATTACATAAATAAGGATATTTTCTATTCCAATCTATAAAACACCAACCACACTCAGTTAAATAAAATGTCCAATTGTCTTTTAATCTTTGTTTTAATTCCGTTAAATCCCATTGTTTCCAAGGCCGTCCAAATGAATCTTTGAAGTTATCTAACTCTTCTGATACTACTTGTATCTGTTCTGAATGAATATCATTGTAGTTTGTAAACTCTTGATACTTTTGAACTTCTTTTGGTTCGTAATTACTTAAATCTATCTTGTAATACAAAATTATGTATCACTATCTAAATCTAAACCAGTTCCTTGTAACATTGTCTTTGGAACTTTTCCACAATTTCCACAACTATAAACATCAATCGGTACTAATGCTTCTTTTCCTGTTGGTGATACAATTGCTGATAATCTTTTTATTATCGTGGATTGTATAAACAACACATTATTACATTCAGGATCATCACACCGTACGGTATCTGCTTTCGATAAATCTACCTGTGGTTGTGCTTGTCGTGGCTGTTGGAACTGTCTTTGTGGTTTTGTACTCATTTTAACTCCTTTATATTTGTTTCTTTATATCATTAATAACTTTATTGATACTTATCTTTTTGTAAATCTTATTTATCTCTTCCTGAAACTGATAAATAAACTTATTTCTATAATATAAATATGATTCACCAGATTTTACCAATATTTTATCCAAATCTTGTTCTGTAAAAAAGTTTGGTTTCCAATCATCATAGAATTTTCTTTCATAAAAATATTTTTCAATGTTATTTCTCATTGTCCAATAATCAAGTTGATAGGCCGTTAACTCTGAATTATTAATATATGCTTCAGAACTATCATGTAATGTTTGTGTCATACTACCATCAAAAACTCTTGGTTTTTCTAATCTATGTATATGAGTAAAATTTGTTTTATCATTATATTTTATAACACAATTATTCTTCACAGCTTTAACTATTATAGCCTGCTCTTCTTGTGGTTGAATTCCAATTCCACCTAAATCATTATAAATTTTAGCTCTAAATGTTTTAGGCCAAAATTCAGTACCATCGTCTACCCTGTACAATAAATTTTTATCTAAACTAACCCCTTCATCTTTTTTAATTCCCCACACTATGTCAAAATTATTATAATACCATTTTCCCAACAATCCGTTCATAGTTTCTATTTCATTTATATAAGGTTTTAACTTTGAAATATCAATTACACTCTCTAAACTTGTAAAATTATAAGTATCACAGTTCGTTACTAATATATCTAACCTATCTTCACCCAAACCTATTGGATTTAATTGAAATGGATTTTCATATTTAGATGGATTTTTGAAAGTTTTTAATACTTCTTCAACATAATGATTTTCAAATACATTATCTGCACCAAAGAATGCAACTATTCCATCATTAAAATCATCATACTTACTCCATCTATGTAATGCAACATCTATTCCAAATTTTGCAGCTAAGGCTGCACCTTGTATTTCATTGGGAAATTTTACATTTATTAAATGTATATTATCATATTTGTATTTATCTAATTTTTCTTTAACTACTATTTCAGTATTATCTAATTCTTCTTCTATTGAACAATTATTTACAATTAATACTTCAAATTCATAAGGTGAAGTTGTTTGATTAATAAGTGATTCTACACAATCACCTATAAAACTCTCTTCTCTATACGCAATTATAATTAGTTGATATTTTACAAAATCATATCTTTCCTGAGTTCCGAAGGGCGCAGGTAGAGCGTTATTAACTAAACTTTTATATTCTTGTTTATACTCTGGTGGAATTTCTTTTAAATAGTCGTACATAATATATCTTTATAATTACTAACTCTATTAAAATTATCCACTTCGCCTATACAACCATCACAAACATCTCCATTATCTCTTATTTCAGAATATCTAAATGGTGATACACAAAATCCTTTTCTCATTTTATTTTTCCAATTACCTCAACGAACATAGCCATAATATTAATCTCTTTATCCACTACTATAGCATCACTTTGTTGATATTGACTTAATGTTAAAATACATTCTGCAACATGACCTCTACCCCAATCATCTACTGTGTCAAATAGTAATCTAAATAAATCACTAAAGTCTGTTATTTTGGAATCTGCCAATACTTGTCTAATGTTTTTAAACGAATTCTTTTTATCTTGTGTTTTTAAAATATCTAATACTTGGTTCTTGTAGTCATTCTGTATTGCCATTCCCTCATCAATAACAAGTTTACCATTTACAACTTGTCGTTGTATAGAATTTATAACTCTTCTTATATCTGGATAACCACCATTAACTATCGTTACAATGTCATCTACTGTTGCATCCACCTTTTCATTCTGTAAAATATTTGAAACATGAAGTGCAACTTGTTTCCTATCTGGTGGTATAATTTGAAAAGATTGACATCTCGATTGAATTGGGTCTATAACTCTCTCTACGAAATTGCAGGTTAGAATGAATCTACAATGTTTACTAAATGTTTCCATCAAGTTACGAAGTGCTGCCTGTGCATTTGGTGTGATGTAATCACACTCATCTAAAATGATAATCTTCATCTCTGCAAACCCAAGTGTTGAGGCAAAGTTCTTTACTTTATCTCTAACTATCTCTACACTATTCTCATCTGATGCATTAATATATAGATAATCACAATCTATATTATTAACAAGTAGTTTTGCGAGAGTGGTCTTACCTGTACCAGCTCTTCCGTACAGTAAAAGATGTGGTAAGTCGCCACTCTCCAGATAAACCTTAACCTTACTCTTTAGATGTTCATTTCCAATGTAAGTGTCAAGGTTTGAAGGCCGATATCTTTCCGTCCAAAGTGAATTTTTAATTTCATCCATTATAATTTTTTCCAAATCCAAATTGGTTCACAAAATCTTTTATCTTTGGTTTCTTCTGCCTTCTTAATCGTAGAGCCATGAAACCTTTCATCTGATGCTCTTGCCATTCCTGCTCCACCACTATTTGGTCGTTTAGCCATTTCCATTCCAATACAACCTTGATACTCTGAATCACTAAATGTTGATAAAAAATCATTCATAGGATTACAAATCTCTACCATATTTCTTTGTGTTCCAGTTCTAGCAAATACATCAGCAATATTCACTAATAAATATCCACCACTCTTAATAGAAACCCATAAATTTTCAATAGTTTTCTGTAAAAAGTTTTTATTCCAATCATCTATTTCTTTATATCGTACCCAACTTTGAGTATCTTCATAACTATATCGTTCAACTGAAAAATATGGTGGTGATGTGAATACGGTATCAAATATATTTTCATACTCTTTGAAATCCACATCCTCTGCGGGGGATTCAATAAATTCACAATCCTTATCGACTTCAAAAAACATATTTCTATGTTTTTCATAGAACTCTTTTTGTTCTCTGTAGATAGGATGGTTTTCTTTTCTTGGATCTATTCCAAGATAATACTTACCACTTTCACTACCATAGAATCCTGCTAATCTATCACCCCAACCTGCACTAAAATCAAGTATATTTTGACTACCTAACTTATCGTATAGTACTTTTGCCACATTTGGTTTAAACTGTGAACAAATGTACTTTCTCAAACTTATCATAACTCTAAGAGCACCCTTATTTATTTTGGGAAGTTTTAAAGTATATGCGGCACCCATTAATGTAGTCATAAACTTATAACTACCCCAAGTTCTAATTGGTCCTGGTGCTATTGTTCCATCCACACTCCATCGATTTTCTTGTTGAAAGTAATTACTTGAAGCGTTACCTGTATTGATTCGTTTAAAGTATTGTTGTTTACCTTCGAATGTTAAATCATAACGATACTTTGTACCCTCTCGTGCAAACCACTCACCATCTACCAATAAATCATTATGTCTCATACCTTTAAGTTTCTGTAACTCTTTGTATGCTCCATTTTCTGAAATGTTCATGTATGGTGGTGGATATGTCATTGCAACTTTTGCAAGACTTTCTCGTACATCTTGTTTTTCAAAGGTGTTCTTTATGTATTCCCATTCTTTCTCTTCTATTGAAAGATAAGGCTCCATATCATAGAACTTATCAAAGTAAGATAGGTACATTAGCTAACTTGTTGTGTTGCTACCAAATAATATTCTGATTTGTATTCATCCACATTAAAGTTTATTTTACTCAAACCTGATTCACTAATCTTTAGAGAAGCACCTGTACACTCTTTATTTGCACTCAATATATTTGAAAACATATTAGCATTAAATGAGATTGGTTCAATTTCTGTATATTCTTCAACTTCAACTGGAATTGTAATACGATTACTTGCAACATTACTATAACCTATAACAACACTAACCTTTCCATCTTTTGTTATTATTGTAAAAGATTCACTATCTGTAAGAGCACCCTTACCCATAATGAATGTATTTATAAAGTAAGAATTTACTTTAATATCTAAATCAAATTCACTTGGTAAGTTTTTCAACGCTGGTGGTGTTGGTATTACACTTAAATCACTTAACATATACTTTGAAGTAGTATTATATTTAGTGTCTTTCATGTCAATACTAATAAACTTATCACCCGAAGATGTTAATTTAAACTCTACATCATCACTTAAAACTGATAATAATGCTAAAAGTTGTGGTGTATTATAGACTCCTAATTCTGATGCATCTACTCCAGAGAATTTATCTACTACTACCGAACCAACTACTGATTTATCACCTGAGATAAACCTTGTTGATAGTTTTGTTCCATCACTAACCCACTTAACCGATTTTATTTCTCCGCCAAGTGCATATTTGTTAATATACCTAATTAGTTGTGTTTTATTCATAACCGTTTGTTCCTTATGTATGTTATTGTTCCTATATATACATATATATAAGATTGTTCAAAATCAAAAAAATCTTTCAATACTTTGTTGTTTATCAACTACTGCTTCCCATCCCATGCTTTCATAGAACATACCGAGTTTTTTACTCATAGCCTGTTCGAACATTCTACTACTATCTATCTTATTTTTAATTAATTCTAATATTTCTTTTGGGTCTTCATAACCTTTATAAGCTATGGTATCAAATCCAAACTCATTATCTTTTAAATACACCCATTTAATCTTTGTTCCGTTGGATATCTTTTCATATTTTCTACCCTCATACCAATAATCCAATAATGAATTATAATTTATGGCTGATTTAACATGAACTGGCGCACCCTTTTTATATTTACTGAATGATGACTCTTCATCTTTAGAAATATACTTACCAATACCCTTTACACCGATAGGATTTGCCATTACATCATAAGATAGATTGTGCATATTTCTTTTGAATATTGATATTCTCTCATCAATTTTTTCTTTTGGTACTTTTGCCAATATATCTTCTAAAACTTTACTTAATAAGTCTTTCATAGCTACTGCAAAATTACTACGAACTGTATCTAATCCTTTTACTTGGATCTTATTTACTTTTCTACCAGCATCATTAATAATATGTAAACCATATCGTTTTTTCACAATAAACAATGCTGTTTTCGCAATAACTTCTTGTTTGATATCAAACTCGTGTTTATCAACATTAAGAAACTTCTTAGAAAAGAAATCATAACTTTGATTCAAATAGTCCTGTACTTCACCACACACTTCCATAATTCTCTGTGTCATCATTGTTTCTGATAGTTTCTCGTTTGGAAATCTATGTTCAATCAATGGTACTGCGGATGCGAAAATAGAGTCTGTGTCGATATAGATAACATAATCCTTATCAGTACCTAACTCTTTATTATAAAAGTGGTTAGTAATCTTCTTACTGAACTTAATCAATGATTGACCTGTAAGTGTGGTTGCTTCAGCATTATCAATATCATAAAATCTAAATACTGGTAAACCCAATACACCATATAATGAGTTTAATAGAATCTTCTGTAGATATTGTCGTCTATCAAAGTATTCTTGTTTTTTAGTATCACCTTGTTCATGAAACTTCTTTACAAGTTTTCTCATCTCTACTCGTTCATTAAACCACTTTGTTAATAGTGCTGGAATCAATCCTTGTCTATCTGTACGATACATTATACCATTACTTGATATACTTATTTTTTGACTTTCTAAATAATCTTTTAATTCTATTTCAGATAATTTACCAACCTCTTTTCCATTCCTATTTTTAACTTGATATGTTTGTTTATGAGATTTTTTTATATATTCATTTGCATTCCAATTTTCAACCTTACCAATCTTGGTTTCGGGTGAAATGTTTAAACTACGAATAACACTTGGATACATTGATGTAATATCTAAATCAAATACCCACTCGTGTCTACCTCGTTGTGGTGATTGTACATAAGCACCTGCAAATTTATCTTCAAGCTTCTTTTTAGGTCTTGGTGGTTTATTGGGTGCCACCACACCAATCTTTTTCAAATAAACTAATATCGCACCCTCAAGATATCTTGAACTCATAAACACATCTTCATATGGTACATGACCAATATGAGCTATACCACGAGCAATATCAATGAAATCCAATTTTTCATCTAATTCCACGAGTATTTGAACATCTCGAATATTATAATTTACAAACTTCTGTAAATCTTTCTCATACAAATCATTAAGTGTTCCATCATACTCAATTTTCTTCATACCAACTTCAACTTCACCAATGTAATCTAAACGATAACTTGATTGTTGGATGGGTGAAAACTTTCTATATAAATGTAAATAGTCCATTTGATTAACTCCAGCAATAGTATACTTTTTCTTGTATTCACTATAAAAAATTTGGCCAATTGGTGATAACATACTTGCTACATCTTTACCCAATACTCTTACTGAACGATTATATAAATAAGGAATATCAAAACTATCACTATTCCACCCACTTAATATTGTTGGTTGTATTTCCGAATATTTTCTATAAAATGAAGTTAACATTTCATACTCTGTAATATAAAACTCAACTATCTGATTATCTTTTGTATAATTCTGAATTTGTTTTTTCTCATCCAACACATACGCAAAATATGTCTTAGTTATCTCGTCATATAATGAAATTGAAGTTATTTTATTTGGAGCTTTCATTGGATCAGGAAATCCCTCTGTAACCTCTACCTCAATATCAAAAAATATTTTTCTATTTCCAATGGATGGTTCATCTGAATCCATATATTGGTCAACTAAAAATCTTGTAGTTTGTGGTACATCACTTTCGTGTAAACCAGGAGTGTTATCTTCCCAATGGAAAATCTTTTTAACTTTATCACCATCAAGTGTAAAGTGTTGTCCTGTTGAATTTTTTATATAAGCGTATTTTTTATATGGGATTATGAGATATCCCTTTTTATCATCCCACAGATGAATTTTCTGCTTTCTCATTTCAAAATATATTGATTGATACAACTATGTAATTCTCCAATTTTTCATATCTGAATATACGAATAAAAACCTATACAAGTCAAGCTTTATTTGCAATAAGTTCTCCGAACTTAATAAAGTGGGGGAAATATATTCCAATCCCCCCCAAACTCTACTTTTTAGAAATTAACACTTAACCCTAAGTTAAAGTATCTTGGTGTACCAAGAAATACTTCAGCATTATGTGCTGAGTGAGTTTTACTCCCATAGCTATTGTATTGACTATGATCTACTGCATCTTGTACATATGTTTCGTCTAATGCGTTAAACACATGAGCAAATAAAGATATGTCATATCCACTAACTGGTAGTAAATATGAAGCATGTAAGTCCACCTTTGAATAAGATGGTGCTTCCCATACTTGTTCTCTGTCTGCATCTTCATCTGAACCATCGTATTCACGAGAATCAGGACTCCAATCACTATAGTTCTTATCATAAGAATTCCATAGTGCTGAAATTACTAATCCCTTTACAGGAAAAATGGTTGCACCAAGTGCATATGAAGTCTGTGGCATATCACCAACATTCAACCCGTCAAGAGCATATTGATAATCTGTAGTGGTTAAACCAGTTACATTACCATCATCATCATATTCATTTGATTGATACTTTCCATGAGCATCACCATCAAACTTCCAAGTACCAAGACTTACTGCTGCATCTATACGAACCAATTTATGTAGTTGTGTAGAAGCTTCAATCTCAAGTCCTTGATGTTTTTGTTGAATACCTGTTAAGAAAATGACATCAGTATCTCCTGAATCACCTTGTCCTGTGGTTACTGCTTTAGTAAGGTTTCTGTCTTTCCAATCTGTATTGTAAACATTTGCCTTAACAGCAAATCTTTCAGATTCGAAATTGACACCAGCTTCTGAACTAATGAAACTTTCATTATTTGGATCAGAAGCAACCGTACCATCAAAGTAAATCACATTATCCATGATAGGTGGTTTTTCAACATATCCAATGTTAGCAAAAAGACTAACATTATCATCTATGTCGTACATTGCTCCACCTTTGAACTGAGCAGCATAAATAGCATCAGCTTTTATTACTTCATCAGCAACTGAAAAGTGGTCTTGGTAAGAATACTTAATACTTGATAATCCACCCATACCATATAGATTTAGATTATCTTTACTATAATTACCTTGTACAAATCCACCCAACCAATCAACGGTAGTTTCATTGTGATAAGCGATTATATCACCTAACCCAACTCTTTTACCATCTGGTGCGTTATCATCAGCAAAATCCAAATAATAATCTCCACCTAATAAATCACGAACTTCTCGTGCGTGTTCTATACCTGCGGTTCTCCAATCAATACCTACTTGTAACTTAAACTCATCACTAATATCGTAATTAAGTTTAGAAATTACACCATAAGTATTTTGACGATTGATACTATTACGAAGAATACCAACTGATTGATTATTATCAACACCATGTGTTCGTGTAAGAGCTGACTTATCTACATATACTACTGAATCATCTCCAGAATTATATGCTATAAGACTATTCCAATCACGAGTCCAGGGACCACGACCATAATAAAATTTATAGTCATCATCACCAAGATTACCATCAGCATCAAATGTAGGAATCTTACCATAAGTTCCTGTTCCACCACCAGAACCACCTGACCAATAAAAGACTGAACTTAAACTTGTCTTATCATCTATTGTCCAAAAATGATTTAGATTTACTAATGGTTTGTGAAAGTAGTTTTCTCTTTCGTTTAGATAATCACTTGCGTGTCTATCTTGTAGTCCACTATCAAAAAGTCCACCTACACCATACATATACCAGTATTGTTTACCTTTATATGATGGGTCAACTGGTGACCAGTTTTGATTAAACTTATGTCCTACATCTGCGAACTTACCATCTTCACCAAGTGCTTCAGTATCATATCCATCTACACTTGCAGCAAAATCAGCGTCATAAGCACCGATATTCTGTTTGTATAGATTTTGTCCATGTCGCTGTGGAGCACCGATTGCATATAATTCCAATCGATGGTCAGCATTTACTTGATAACTTGAACCAAAATAATATGCCCAAGCGTCTGTCCATGTCTTGTCAATGACACCATCACCTGTTTTACGAACTACAGTACCACTTAGGGCGAATTTATCACCAATAAGTCCTGAATTGTAATTCAATGTGGTTTTCAGAAAACCCCCTGCACCACCTTCCTGTTTAAACTTACCACCTTTTGAAGCGGAAGCAGGATTTGTGATTATGTTCATCGTACCACCAATTGAGGGGGCAGCCAAGTTAACGGCACTTAATCCACGCTGCATCTGGATAGATTGAGCTGCATCTGCAACTCCATCCCAGTTAGACCAATAGACCCAACCGTTTTCCATATCGTTTTGTGGAACTCCGTTTATCATTACTGCTACATTCCTCTGATTAAACCCGCGAACATTGATACGGGCATCACCCGCACCCCCACCTTGTTGCGTAGCATATACACTTGGTGTAGTATTTAAAGACATTGGTAAGTCTTGTGAACCAAGACGAAATTCAATTTCTTCTTTACTAACTGTAGTATAAGCAACAGGTGTTTTATCATCAGCCCTTGAAGCTAAAACTTCAAGTGCAGACATCTCAAGTGCAGATATTAAAAGTGAGAAGTCTACGGTACTAGCCGTTCCCTCTACCACTTCAACCTCTACTGTATGGGATGCATATCCAATTGAAGAAGCTTTAATTGTATAAGTTCCTGCCCCTAAATCAATAGAGTAAGCTCCATCTGCATCAGCAGATGTACCTAAATCAGTTCCTTGTACTACAATATCAGCCCCAATCAATGGGTTCTTTTCTGTATCTGTAACTGTTCCGACTACCTGCCCATATAAGAACATTGGCATCATCATTGTTAAAAATACAGATATTAGATTATTTTTTTTCATTTATAATCTCCTCTGTTTGTTTGTTTGAGACGCATTTTTTCATAGGTGCGTCAACTGCCTATTCGGGTATGTGAAATCTTAGTTTGCATAATCTTGATCATCGTTATCTCCACTTAATGGTTGAATCTCACATGAATCATTATTGCAAAATTTATCTATTTCAGCCTCTTCATTTTTAATTACACCAAATGAAAGAGGTTTTAATTTTTTTAATTGTTTATTATAAGTTTTCTCATCTATTGCTTCATATGGCATTTGTTTGTAAGCTCCATAATCATGTCTTGGTAATAATGAAATTCCTTTTAATCTATATTGAAAATAATTCAATACATATGGTAGTTCTTCAGCTTCTGTTTCAGGATTGAATGTTGCCGTACAACTAACTTGGTTATCTGCCCAATGTCGTTGTAAGAACGCGGCTAAACTGAATTGTTCCCAAATCGAAAGTTCAGCCGCAGTTCTTATACCTTCTCCAACATCTACTGGAACATCTACAACCATAGTTGTATTCTCCGAACCAAATGCTGGCTCTAACTTATAACCTGCTTTTTTCAATGGTTCTATTAATTCAGATTGATTTGATAATCTTACTCTCCGAATATAGAAACGACTTTCGGGATAATGTAATCCTGGAGTTGCTCCTGCTAATAATGAAACCGTTCCACTTGGTTTAACACTTGTGGTTTTAATTGATTTTGGTATGGCGAACCAATCAGAATATAATTTATCCCATTCTTGTATAACATCATATCCATCTTCTAACCAAGTTTTTAATTTATCTAATCCATGATTAGTAATGAATTGTGCAACTCCACTAACACTACATCCAATTCTTCTATTTCTCAACATAACTCTATTTGTATCACTCCAATGAGTTCTACCAAGTGTTACCGTTTTAGCATACAGATAAGCATATTTAAGTGTTCTTTGATAGTCCTCTAATGAGTCGTGATTGTTTGGAAATGTTTCTACAAGACAACAAAGTTCATAACTTTCCAAACTTTGTTCCAGGCAATTATGGATAAACAAACCAGATGAATCTAAATATTTGTTGTCTTTTGTAGATGTTATCACACCAAAATTATGTGTATCTTCAACAGTCATATCATAAACATCTTCATACCCATAAAACTCAACTGATACAACTTTATGATTCCAAATACCTTGATTTTCCATACTTCTTTTAACATTAGAACAAGAATGACTGCAAGTTTTTCTTTTGGAAGCTTGATATTCTGTAAGTGTCTTATGTTCATTACATACTGGACAGTTCCAATCAACCCACGCAGTTCTTGATTTTTTTATGTCGGATAAATGTTTTTTTACTTCATTGGTCATACCATTTTTAATCGATTCAATCATAAAATCTCGTTGATTTTCCCAATTTTTAGTTGATTTTTTACCAATAGATTTTAATGCAGAATCTTTGTGATTTTTACCGTACATACCATTTCGCTCACCGTAATGACCACCATTAATACGAGTAGTTTCTTTCATCTTTTCTACATTTACAGGGTTATGCATTGGATTTTTATCTAATCTATGTAATCTACTATGTTCTGATTGAGTAATAACATCTAAATTATCCCATGAATCATTTGTCTTATCAAAATCTATATGATGAATAGCATACTCTTTGGCGGTAGGCATATAACCAAGTTCTGATTCTGTGATTAATCTATACTGTCTTAATCCACTTGCTTTTTTCCCGGTACCTCGTATGTTTCTATAACCTTTATTACTAAAACTATTAAATGGAAATACTGATTCATCTTTTTGTAAATCTCTAAGTTCTTTATATTCACCACTTCGTAACATAATTTTATGGTCAGGTGTTGCTAATAAATTAGAACCATCATCCAAAGTAAGTTTCCACACTTCTGTATTTTCTTTTGTTTTCCAAGTTTTAATTGATTGTTTGATGACTACTTTTCCATTTTCATCAACTGAATAAACTGGGTATTGAGTATCTACTAAATCTTTAATTGGAACTGTATTTCTACCATCAGCTACTGCTACTAATGTTTCACCAACAATACAAGGATTTCCACCCATAACTCTATGGTCTTTATTATCTCCACCATTTTGCATACGAGAAAATTTCCTCATATTTTCTAACCAAGCTAAACCAGGTTCTCCATTATCTACGATTCGTTTTGAAACTTCTGTATAATCCATACCAAGTTCTGCAAATATACTATTGTTTGAAGTCCACCCATATTGTTCTCTGTCTGGATTAACTTTATAATTTTTTAAATCTAAATATTCATCATCATGGGGATCACCGAACACAATCTCTGCTGTTCGTCTTACATTCCCTGCTACGACACATTTACCAATTAGGTTCATTATATCCACAATTGTAGTTACGGTAATTAGTTCTCCACTATTCTTTTCTAATACTTTTCTTATATCTTCGTGAACTTCTTCTAATGGGTCTGGACCACTTGAAACACCGCCAAATCCTTTGATTGGTTCTCCTAATGCTCTAATCTTTGTATAATCAAACTCTACTGGGTGTGAACCATGAAAATAACTTTCTAATAATAACCTTAACGAATCTACCCAACCTTCTCTTGTGTCTGGAATCTGAAATATTGTTGAATCCCTATCTTTATCTATACCTTTAACAAGTATTTCACCAGCACCCTTACAGTCAAATCCAACACCAACACCTAACATACTTGCATCCATTAGAAAACAGAATGGTTTTGAGTAATCTTCTTTAAGTGTTTTAGTAGATACGAATGCACAATTATTTAGAGCTGCATATAATTTCTTTTCTTCTGTGATTGATGTTCCCATTGCCCATAAACCACGACCAGGTGGTAAAAATTTCATATTGAATATTCTATCATACATATCTTGTGCAGATTTCTGTGCTTGCCACGGATTCCAACCTAATTGATGAGAATTAATCCAATTCCATTGCATTGAATATGTTCCCTCTACAACTCTTTGGACGGTTTCCCACCATCTCTCATTTTTTCCATTCTCTTTGATACGGGAATAGGTTCTCATATAAACCAGTTCACCTAACCCATTAAAACCAAACGGTGGTTTTTTTCTTTTATATTTGTCGATAAAATTTTCCGATAACTTAAACTTTTCCACTACAACTCCTATTTCTGCTTGTTCACAACATTTATCTACTTCCTAATATACCTATAATATATATAATATTTTAAACACTATATATACATTTTTTTAGAAGTTTAAAAAACTTTTTCTTTGAAGTTTTAAAAAGTGAACACCAAGTGTGTACTTTTTATTCAAACCCTTCTCCGTCAAAATCTTTCTTCTTCTGTGCTAATGTTTTTCTAATATATTCATCAGCATTATTCATCTTTCCTTGTACTTCTTTACCACCTTGAGTATTAGTTTCATAAATTTGTATATAACCTGTATTCGTATTAATGGTTGCTGGGAATGTAATTCCATCAGGACCAAAACGATTTTTAATCACATGAAATCGACCTGTATTTGCGATTTTATCTTCTACTTTTCTACTCATACTCATAACGAAATCTGCTGTCATAACCTTAGAGTAATCTTCTGATACTTTACTAGCATCAATTACATCTTCGTCTAATGATGAACGATTTGCTTGTGAAGCTGTCCATATCGGTATATCAAACTCACCTGCCATACCTCTTAACTCTTCATATACATGCCCAATCTGATGTCTTTTTTCTGTGAAGTTAGATGTTGATTTCATAATATCAGCGTAATCCACAATAACCAAATCTGGTTTTATTCCTTGTAATTCACATTGTTGTAAATGTGCAAATATTGTGTTTACACTTGCTGTTCTCGTTGGATAATATTTGATAATAAGATTTCCCTTTAACTTATCAATTGCTCTCTGTACATCATCCTTGTAGTACTGAAGATTTCCTGTAGGTTGTCCACTTATAATACAATCATATCGTAACCCAACATAAGCCGCATTTAACTCCAATGTATAATGAATTACCGTTAATCCTTTTTTCATAGCATGTGTACCGATTGCCTGTAGTGTCCATGATTTACCAATCCCTGCTGGAGCAACTATCACTCCAAGTTCTCCACCTGCAAGTCCACCATCCATTAAATCATTAACACTATCCCAACCCGTAGGTTGAGTATCTCGTGCTTGTTTTGTCATTCGTTCTTCAAACCCAGTAATGTATTCGTGTCCGATATCTCTTTCCATACCAGCAGTCATTGCTTTATCTATAATTCCCTTTATATCGTCATATTGTTGTGTTTCCAACAATTCTACCGATTGCATAATTGCATTTTTCATTATTTGATTTTTACAAAACTCTAATGTTTTTTCTTTAACAAATTCTAAATCTGGATCTTCTCTATGTTGCCAAGCACCTCTCAATGAATCTACAATTGCTACCTTTAATACATCATTCTCTACATCATCAACCATAACTTTAATACTTTCCATAGTTGGTTGTGATTTATATTTAGTAAAATAATCCTTAATTGATTTAACTAAAAATTTATTTGAATCTGTATCAAAATAACTTACTTCAAGAATATCAATAATTTGTTTTACAAACTTTACATCAGTTAATAAACTTGAAATAATTTTACTCTGAAAGGAAGTTCCGTATTTTATTAATGATTCACTCATGGTGTTGCCCATCCATCATCTCCGTATGGATTTGGAACATTACTCTCAATATGTTTTTCCTTTTTGAATACAAAGATAGGTTCATACTTTGAACCTGAACCATCACCATCTCTGGCCATGGTAGATAAATTTAATCTAAGTGTGTTGATATGACTATAACCTATTTTTTTTGCTATTTCTAAAGTACCGTTTTCAATATTTTTCCCACTCGAAGTGTTCGCTATATTCAATAATAAATATCCATTTACTTTCGTAGAATCAAAAGTATTTTGTAAAGTTTGAAATAAAAATCCATCTATCCATTCTTGTTCTGTTGGAAATTTAATATAACTTTGAGTAGGTTCATCCGCATACTTTTCAGTATTAAAATATGGTGGTGAAGTAAAACATAAATCTACTTTTTCTTTTGGTTTAAATACTTCACTACCAAGACAATGTAATTCTACTTCCTTACCAAGATAACTAAACTCTTCTTTAATCTTATTCAATCCCTCAAATGTTTTTGTTGAAGGTTCTGTACCAATATACTTTTTAATTCTTTTAGATGAAAGTGCACCAAGTAATCGTCCACCCCAACCACAACTCATATCCCAAACAACTCCATCTCCACCATAAGTTTCATAAATGTATTTTGCAGCAGTAGGACGAAAGTTAGATACGGTTTGTGTTCCACCATATATCTTTATGTTCTGTCTGAATCTATTCTCTGTCCAATGTGGTTTATCACTATGATTGTAATGCCATTTAATTGTCTTCTTGATAACCTCTTTCAACTTGTCATCATTGTGGAAATTTTCCATTGGTGTGGTTTTTGCATTACCACAAGGAACTTCCCAAAATTGTGGAAAATAACTCCAAGCCAACCTCAATCCATTCATAGTCTGAGTTATCTCATCACCATCAAGTATTTGTTCGTGTTTAAAATTCTGTAACTTTCTTATTTGTTCGTGTTTCTCTTCTTCACGAATTGTATAATGTGGGAATCCATTCTTTCTATAATACTTGAAGATAATCTCAACTGCATCTTCTATTTCTATTTTATCTAAACTACTACATACCTTATGATAATCTAAAGATAACTTATCTTCATCAAGAAATTTACTCAATACACTATAGTCTACTGAACTCATTCCAAGTTCTCATACATATCATGTACCTTTTTATCATAAAATTCTTTTCTTTTCTTTTCACGATATCTTTCTCGAGCCTTTGATTTTATCGTATCTGAATTTCTTCTATAATGCTCCATTTGCCATCTCTTTTGAGCTTCTTTTTTTTCCTTTTTTGTTTTATATTTAATTTTTCTACCCATTTTTTAATACTCCCCTGATTGACAAGTGTAACAGGGGCAATTCCCATACTTATCGGGATCACCTTTGTATTCATTTACATACTCTCTAAAAGTTTTTATATCTTGTGAACCACCATATTCATATAACCATTTACCATATATGTGTTCTAATTGTTTTTCTGTATACTCCTTATCCATGAGTTTTCTCCGCCATGAAATTTAATCTATTAAATGTTGTTGCCAACCAACTATTTAAATTAGGTAGAGCTGTGTATAACTTATCTTCCAAAAACATTTTTTGAAATTTATGTTTAATAATTCTTTGGATTGGTTGTTCTAATTGATTCTTAACTCTTAACTTTGAACTGCCAGACATAATACCATCTGTTAAATCCATAAGTTTTTTATTCAAATGTAATTGTTCTTCTGAATCACTAATTATTTCACATACTTTATATTTGTCTTTATTTACTTGAGAACTTTTCAATATATCTTCTATTGTAATCTCATGTGGTGATTCAAGAAATGGAAACACTTTCAATAATGTTTTTAATCCTGCCCCTTTTATTCCTGGTATACCATCTGATTTATCACCATCCAATATTCTATACAATAAAAAGTTTTTAGAATTGACTCCATATTCATTTAAGATTCTCTCTTCATCATACATTAATTTTTTTGTAGGTGAATAGACTTTGATATTTTCATCAACTAATTGTAGAAAATCTTTATCGGTTGACATTATAGTAGATTTTGAATCTTTGAATAAATGTTTAGCACAATATCCAATCACATCATCTGCTTCTATATTTTCGATATTGGTAATGGTTAAAGGTAAACACTCAAGATATTCAATCACTCTATTTAATTGAGCAATCATCATCTTGTGTTCATCTTCACGAGTAAGCGAAACACCAGTAGTTCTATTCAAACGAACTGACATCTTCCTGCCCATTTTATATTCTGGAAAGATTTTTCTACGGCGGTTAGACCCACCTTTACCATCAAAAACTATGATGGTTCGTGTGGGTCTTACCATATTAATAGTATAACCAATTGACCTTAAAAAACCAACTATTCCACCAATGTGGATCCCGTCCTCATTAGTAGTTGGTATAGCGGAAAAAACTCTAATAAAAGTGTTTAATCCATCAATCAATAAAACCGAGTCATTTGGTTCACCACTATCAACCTTTCCGCCAGATTTTTTTATCTCTTCGAGTATAGATAAGTGTTTTTGATTAATCACCGATGACCTCATCTGTGAACTCTACATCATCAATACCAAGTTTTTCTTGATATTTTAATATAACCTTATCACAAATGATTTGATACACATATTCTTTTATTTCATCGTTACTCGTAATTAACTCTTCCCAATCTTTAGATAAGAATTTATGTTCTTTACCTTTTCCATCTGTGAGAGTGTACCATGCACCACCTGATTTAACTAACTTATGTTCTTTAAGTACAGTTAACCATGCACCATAATTATCTATTCCTCTATCGAAGTACATATCATAATCGGCATGTCTTAATGGTGGCCCTAATCTATTCTTAACAATCTGTGCTCTACATTTCATTCCCAATACATTTTTATCAGTATCTTTGATTTGCCCCATATTCTTTAAACGAATACGAGTTGAAGCGTGAAATGGTAATGCTTTTCCACCACTTGTAGTCCAAGGATCTCCAAACATAACACCAAGTTTTTGTCTGAGTTGATTTGTAAACACAAGAGCAATTTTCTCTCTACCAATCATTTGAGTAATCTTTCTCATAGCCTTCGAGATGATAATTGCTTTGGCTGTTGCCCAACCATCTTTATTAAAGTCCGCTTCTAACTCTACTTTTGTAGTAGCTCCAGCAAGTGAATCAACCATAATTGTTACCAATCTATCTTTATCTGATTCACGAACTTTTGTTACGATTTCTTCAATCGCTTCAAAGATATCTTCTACGGTTTCTAAATGTAGATATAACATCTTATCCATTTCAACACCTATTACTTCCAAAAACTCTTGTGAAACTGAAGTCTCTGTATCTATATAGACAGCGATTCCATCTTTCTTTTGAGTTTCTGCTAATATGTGGGCACCAAGTAGAGATTTACCACTTGATTCTAATCCATTGATTTCTGTAATTCTACCAACTGCAATTCCACCATCTGGTCTATTTGATATAGCCAAATCTAACATGGAACTACCAGTAGAAATAAAATCTTTGATATCGGTAGGTGTTGTATCCGTACCATCAAGAAAGTATGCTACTTTAGTATCTTTGAACTTTTTATTTAGTGAGTCGGCTAATGTTTTAGCCAACACATCATTTACTGATGACATTTTTTTCTCCTATCAATAATGTAATTGGGTGGTTAGGCGTACAATAACAGCCAACTCTTGTTCTCAATCTGTGAACTGCCACCCAAGTACGGGGTTCTTATTTATGAATTAAATAGATCATCGAAAGCATCTGATGTATCAGATACTTTAGACTTTTCCAATTCGGATGAAACAACAGTATCTACTTTAGTAGTAGATTCCTCTTCTTTTGCATCTTCTTTTGGATTCAACCATTCATTCAAAATCTCTGTCATATCATCATATGACAATTCTTGATAGATTTCTGTAATGTCCTGTTGTTTCTTTACGACCTCTAAGACTGTTGGATCATCAGAAATAGGTGTTTGATTCGGTTTAACCCTAATGTTTGTTTTAGGGAAACTTGCACCTGTTTCTTCAGCTGATAGAAATTCTACCACGACATCACGACCATTTACTGGGTCTGTGATATCACCATAATCTGGGTCAGCAATAATGGAAAGCAACTCTTGATAAACCGTTTTACCAAAACCCCAAAACTTCACACCTTGTGATTCTTCACCTCTAACTATTACTGGAGCAAAAGTTCTCATTTTAGCTTCCAACTTTCGAGAAAGTTGATAGTCTTCTTTACTACCACTTCCTCTTAGTTTTTGAGCAAACTCTTCAATAGGGTCTGGTCTACCAAAAGAAATTGGTGAAAGATAAGAACGGTTGTTCAAATTGTAGTGAAAGAATAACTCGATAAAAGGATTATCTTTATTAAAAGCGTAAGGTACGATTCTAATTTGTGTTTTTCCTGGTTGTGGTTTCCAAAGACTGGAAGTTCGAGTGTTTGTGGTTTGTAACTGATTTAAGCGTTTTTTAATTGCATTTAAGTCCATTGTTTAACTCCTTATGTATTATTATTATTTGTTATTTTTCATTTGTTAATCAAGTGTAACCTTGATACAATAATAAGTATCATACCAATAGCTTAAAATGTGATCTATTTTAATTAGATCAAAAAAAAAAGGTTCATTTCGTTTTTAAGTCTATTATAAGTGGAAACTAAAAATCGGTGAGAACCTTTTTTTTAAATTTTGGAAATTTTAGGGAATGTAGGATTTGCATACCTACAACTTTCTGCTCAGATTTTATTGCCCTTGTACCTAACACCCACCAGTTATGGTGATTCTTCTCTGTCTGGTTAAGACTATCGAAGTGAGTACAACCTCTGTGTTATTGCCTTATCTCTCTGAGTTTAGATTGATTCAGCCATGAAAGTAGGATTTCAGTCTTACCCTTACCTACAACAAGGTCTAAAGAATTGCTTCTTTATGTGTTCAGAAAGTACATTAGATGATTGATGCCTCAACTACTTAACCATTCGGCCTTGTAGGTTCACCACGAACTCATCTTGGATTACCTTATGGGCTTCTAAAGTCTACCCATTATTCGGTCAATTCCATACAGAGTTAATTACTCCCTGTACTTTTCAAAATCCCAAATTGTCAAAAAACTTTTGCATCAACCTTGATACAATAATATATATATATATAAAACCTCAAAATACATTTTATTTTTATTTTTTTCAAAAAACTTTTGGTGATTCCAGAAGAAGTCGTCTGATCTGATTTCGGACTGCTAGCAGTGATTCTTAATCCTAATCACCAAAAACTTGTGGTGTCGTGGTTTTCTAACGATTCAAGTCAAAAGACTACCTTTCGGTCAACACCAATTTTGTGGAAAGGTAAGGACTCGAACCTTACAGAAGCTTTCAATCGGTATAGTAGATTGATTAAATCTAACACCCTACTCACTCCACCATTATCTTGGTTGATTAATCATCTCAACCTTAACGACATACATTCCAATTCTTTGAGATTTCAAATCGGTAGAAATCTCGAAACCACCACTTCGATTTCAAGGACTCGAAGCCCGTCCTAATTCTTGTGCCTTTACGCCCTTAGACACTTTTCAATCTTATCTCAATCTAATGAGTCGGGCTTTATCTAATTCAATCTTTATCATCCATTTCTTATACTATAATATACAACATATATATGAGAAAGTCAAGCTTTATTTTCACTTTTTTAAGCTAATTCTAACATAGCAAAAGGAACATTATACAACCTACCATTCATATCAACAATAGCTCTCTTGATGTTCATCTTAGTGATAACACCAGGAGTTTTCTTTGTCTTCTGAACAACGAATACATTAGCTCCAACAGTTAGTGAAGTTTTACCCAACATAGTCTTACAATCATTAACGAATCTTGATAATTCATTTAAATCTGATAGTTTGTCTAATTTCCTTATTTTGTTTTTTATGTTTACCATATTTATAACCTTTTATTTATACCTAAATATAACACTAAATGCCTATATAAGTCAAGCACTTTTTTACTTATTTTGTCCTAATTCTAATAATTCTCTAAAATTATCTATTTGGTGTAGTTGGTGTAAATGAATTCTCATATTAATATTATAAAAAAAACCTAATAATAGGAAATATACCCCATACTACGATACATATTTTTAATAACCAAACAGCTGTTATTATTGGGGCCATAAAATAAATTCTTACTAATAAAGCCAATACCATTTTAAATCCCATATTCCAATCACGCAAAGGCCATGTGTGTTCATAATAAAGTACTTTTGGATACCATTGATCATTATATACAATATCCTTATCTTCATCATATGTTTCAAAATGAGTAAATGGCCAATCTTTTGTATATATTTTTTTCCAATGTCCTTTAGGCCAAGTTACTCTACGATATACCGTATCTGGTGTCTTAGGTAAAGAATCAACCCAACCCATCTTAGTTTCTTCTTGTTACTCTCCGTCCACCTGATGAACTTGTTGAAGAAGAACTTGTTGAAGAAGAACTTGTTGAAGAAGAACTTGTTGAAGAAGAACTTGTACTGTTAGTTTGACCACTATCGTTATTACTTGATTCAGAAGTATTAGTTCTCGTTCTCGTAACAGTTAAATTTGTTCCAGGTGATTTAGTATCTCGTGTCCAAGTTCTTATTTTCTTTTCACCTGATTTATATAAATCTGTATAAGGTATGTGCATTGTATATCCACCTAAAGTATAACTATTATTATAGTATCCACCATTATAATTATAATATGGATTATAATAATTGTATCCGTTACCATATCCTGAAAAACCACTAAACCTATTATACATCGTTTGATATGCCATACCTAATGATTGTCCTGCTCCATCTTGAGCATATATCCCAACTGACTTCATTGGCCCTGCAACAGAATAAGAATAGAATTCTTCACTATCATCATTTTCGATTTCTGGATGGAACATAGAGAGTTGTGTATAGCACCCTTGTGTGAAAAGTAGTATAATTATCCAAACTACTATAGACCACCATTTAGGTAATATGTCTGTATTAATTTTCATCAGTTTTTTCTCTGACTATTAAAAGTATCTTGTTGTGGTGTATCTTGTATTGGATACGGGTTAGATATTGTATATTCTATATTTGAGTAGTCAACCTTTTTAGCTGGTTGACCATCGGTTAATTCAACAACTATAAGTGCTGAAATGAACCCTAAAGCGAAATATACAAAAGTTATGTGTGTAATCATTTTCCATGTTCTTTCACATTTATAATTTGAAAAATCTTTGTCGGTATTATATTCAGTCCTGTCTCATTAGTAAGTATCAATGAATTCTGAAATTCTGTCCAATCAACCATAAACTTTTTATCCAATATCCCATTATTCTTAGAACGAATCACTTCATTTAATGCATTAATTGTATATAATGTATTGGTTTGTTTCTTTCTATGCAGTGAGATTGTATCTATT